TCAATGGTCGCCATCTTCCGCCTTCTTCCGTGGCCTGCCGCCGCCGACGCCTCGGCCGGGGCGGCTGGCATTCCACCGGTCGATGGTCTCCTCACGCCAGCCTCTGGCCTTGCCGACGACCACGTCGGGGTCGGGCAGCCTGTATCGTGCCAGTGCGCCTTTGGTGATTCCGAGGCGTTCGGCCACCTCGGTCATGCTCAGATAGCGTTCAGTCATCCTTGCCGCCACGTCTGTCCATGGTGAGTGTGGCAAGGCTCCAGATGCCGGCCGCGAGTCCGAACAGTCCGGCCTGCCATGGTTTTCCCGCGAAGCCGAGCATGGCCGACAGCAGGCCGCATGCGATGCCGCAGATGGCGAATATGGTGCTTGTTTTCATGATGGCCATGAAATAGGATGGAACCGGGGTTCCGGGCACTAGGTCTGCTCGGAACCCTTTCATCATCTCTTATGGCGTGGTCGGCGCCGTATCGAGATGATGAGCGCCGCCAGTGCGATGATGTTGCTCACCACCGAGCTGATGGCGGTCACGATGTCCGTCCATTTCATGTTCACCTCCTTTCCGTTGACATAACTATTATAACAAAGTATGTAAAGTAATGCAAGTCAGAACACGACGAACCACACTCACCAAAATCATCAAAATGTGTCAGGATTATCCAGATTGTGAAGAAATGTAGACGATGCCGCGCGCTCGCATGTAGTTTGAAAGACAAGGCAAGGGAAGGGCGTGCGATGAAGTCGATGACATATGGAGAGGCGAGACAGATTGCACGCGATCTCGCGAAGGATACATTGGAGAACTACTGGTCCGGCTCATACCCGGTGGATCCGGTAGCGATAGCACGGAGCGCCGGGATAGAGGTTTACAGCTCACAGCTTGGGGTGGATACATGGGGCATGCTTGTCGGCGGCGACAACAGTGTCACCATGTACCTTGACAAGGACCAGCCGTTGAACAGAATGCGCTTCAGCGCTGCGCATGAGCTTGGCCATTATATGACGCACACCGCATCTGATGAACGGCTCGCGGATTATGTCAAGGTGATACCAGCCGGCAAAGGATACGTGGACAAACGTAGCGACGCCGGACGCGGGAACCTCTTCGAGGTGATCGCGAACGAATATGCCGGGGCACTTCTCATGCCGGAGCAGGAACTGCGGAGAATGGCGAAAGCCGACGACAGCAACATATCCATAGCGAGAGCCTTCCGTGTATCCGTGGATGCCGTCGCATACAGACGAAAGATCCTCGCGCTGTGACGAAGGAAGAGGATTACTTCGGATGGGCCGACGCGTCGGATGACGACGGCATCCCATCCATCGATGACGATTTCGCGCAGATCGATGACATGCCTCCAAGGGATGACGATTCACAGATCGACAAACTGCCGGATGATCTAGGTATGGAACATTCCTCCCAACCAGTCTCCGAAGACGCAAGCATGAGCATGCTGCTCAAAGCTGCTGGGTGGCATCCGTTCCTCCACCTATTCGTCAGAATCTCGAACATGCTATACGGAAATTATCCAGAATGGCAACGCCCCAACATCCTCGCATCAAAGCACAGACGCATGTTCTGGTACTCATGGATAAGCGATCAAATAGTCCAGTGGCTATGTGTATTGGGAGTCCTGGCATTCGTCGCCGTCACTGCATGGAAAGCACTTTTCGCATAAACAAACCCCGGCGCTCGCGGTATGCGGGTGGCCGGGGTTTGGATTATCGGGTTGCGATTTGGTTTATTCGAGCGATGTCGTCCCGTCCGTAGGGCATTTGGCCACATCGTTGCCGTCGATGCTGAGCGTCATCTGCCAATCCATGGACGTTCCACGCATCGCTGTGTCCGGAACAGACGTTGAGAAGACCGACTTGTCATCCGAGTTGTTCCAACCCGGATAGTTCAGGTTCTTGCTCGTCTGCATGTTGAACACGCTTCTGTTGGTCTCCCCGGATGACACGTAGTTGGATAGCTGCACCATCCAGGAGTCGCCATCCTCGTTGGTGAGCATCAGATCATACGAATAGAATTCATCCGGCTTGATCTGGTCATTTCCGGGTATCTCCACGCCGAGATATCCGGCGCTCGTATCGAGCTTCACACTCGGCAACCGCGGGTCACTGCCCTCGCAGGATCCAGCCAGACCATCCGCAAGCGGAGAACCACCATCACCATCGGTGGAATCCTGCGAATCGTCTCCGGAATCCTGCGAATCGTCTCCGGAATCCTGCGAGTTGGTTTGACTATTGGCGCTTGCCGGCTGGTTGGATGTGGTCTGGCTGCCGCATCCTCCGGCCAGTGCGATTGGGAACATGATGGCAAGCATTGCGGCGATCACCTTTTGTGTGGTTTCCATTTGTTGTCTCTCTTTCTCTGATGGCGTTATAAAAAACGCACCCAACCGCAAAAGTCGTGGATGGGTGCGTTTTCTGCGTCTAGTAAGTTCACTGCTTGTCGTAGACGCTGCAGTATACGTTGGCGTTGTCGCCGGTTGCTTCCTGATGAGAGACCTGCTTGCCGTCCACGGTGATAGTGCAGGTCACCTTCGTGTCGGCTGGCGTCTCGTTGTCGATATCGAATGACGGGTAGGCGCTGATGGTCCAGTCCTTCTGGGCGTCATCGCCGGTGATGGTCTTTTCCCATTGGCCGGAGACGGTTTCGTTGCTGCTGCCGCCGCCCTTGCCGTAGGTCACTTCCGCGTTGCCGTTGCTGATGGTCACCTGCAGCTTCAGTTCCTTGGCGCCTTCGTTGACGATGCCCTTATCGTAATTGTCGGAATCGTGCTGGATCTGCTTGCTTGTCTCATCCATGCTCTTGCTCACGCTGTCCACGGCGGCACCATATACGGATTGCGTGTAGAGGACCACTCCGCCGCTGATGAGGGAGATGATGACTGCCGCGATGACCAGACCGCGGCCCTTTTTCTTTCCGTTCTTCCTGGTGGCGTACAGCGCGAAGCAGCCGAAGATGATGCCGGCAATGGCGAAGGCGAACGCCACATTGTTGACGATCGGGATCCACGAGAGCACGAGTGCTATGACTCCGAGCACGAATGCGGTGATGCCGAGCGCGCTCATATGCTTCTCCTCGGCCGGCTGCCGGTAGGGCTGCTGCATCATCGGCTGCTGCGGCGCCGGCTGCTGCGGCTGCTGGAAATGCGGCTGTTGCGCGAATGGCGGTTGTTGCGCCGGCTGCTGTTGCGGAACCGGTTGCGGTTGGAACTGCTGCGGCTGTGGATTCGGATTGTTGTTGGTCATTGGATTCTCTTTTCTTCTCTGGCGACCATGTCGTCACTCCATCGTACCCCCATGAACAATCGCTTGGTGGTATTCACTGCATACACACGCCGGAATCGTAGAGCAGCTGCCGATAGTCTGACAGTACTTGGATGGTGACACCTAATTCCACTGCCATCATCCACGTATTGCCCTCGTACACCGTCTCGGCCATGCCGTAATCCACCGGACTGATCAATGTCAGCGCGGTCTCCCTGCGGCAACGGCGCTCGCATTTCAATCCATACTGCGTGCCGCATCCCGAATCGTGGTGTTTCGCGTGTATGAGCTCATGGCACAGCGTGCAGCGGCGCTGGAATCCGGCCAGTCGGTCGTCGAGGATGACGAGGCGGAGTGGATCGTAGTAGATTCCGCACCTGTCTCCGGCCAGCCGACGTTCCTCCACGCGAACGCCCAATGTTTCCGCCCAGGATGTCAGGATGCTGTCATTCACCTGTTTCGGCATCCTCGTCTCTGAAGCCGGTTCCCTCGATGCGCTTCTCGTCGCGCTTCGCCCTGCGCTCGACCTTCTTGATGTCCTCCATAGCCGGGAGGTCTTCCGGTGCGATGCCACGGCTGAACAGGCTTTTTCGCACGGCTTTGTTGTTGTCCACATGCTCTTGGGCGATTGCCGGTGTCCCGTGCAGGTCACGTTCCTGGATTCCGTAGTTCGTCATCTGTGTGGCGAGCTGCTTCGCAGTCACGGCGATCGGATGGAGCACATCGGCCAGCGGACGGCTCTTCGGCACGTCAAGTTTGAATTTCATTTCCGTCGTGCTCATGCCGAACAGCGCCTGATCGCCACGCGAACGGATTATGCCGAAGTCCTTTTCTCCGACCCCGCGCTTGTATGCGAGCGAACTGAGCTGTTTCTCCTCGGCGGTCAACGCGTGTCTTCCCGCGATGCGCAGGATCTCGCCCATGCGTTGCTCCAGAAGCTCCGCGGTGCGCGTCTGTACGGCGAAATAGCTTTGCAGCAGCGCGACCTCTTCCTTGCGAGGATCACCGTTCTGGGCCACCAGATAGCAGGCGTAACGGGTCAGCTTCACATCATCGATGGAGCGGATGGCTCCGCTGCCGAGCTCGACATCCCGTTTGGTGTCGCGAAAATGCGCTTCGACCGGTTGTCCGGCGTTCTGACATGCCGATCGTGCGCGCTGGATTACTTTTGTGAAGTTCTCCCATTTCGTATAGCCCATATATTTCATCAGTTCTCTGGCGTGCCAGAATTCCACGCCATTCTCGTCCTTATTGAGGAGCGTGTCTAAGGACGCGGCGTATCGGGCAATGGTTTCCTTGTCCATGTTCATCCTTTCCCGACCATTTTCCTGACGTCGGCAAAATGGTCTATTGCCAATGTTTCCAACGGTTTTGAACTATTCGGTTTCCTGATGGCTCAAACTTGTGCATGACATGTACAGGTTCAATCCCTTGGTGTCTCCGCCTCGAGCATCTTGTTCGGATCGTCATTGGCGGCAGTGACGTAATCCTCCGGATGCGCGGCGATACGATCAACCAGGTCATCCGAGATTCGAGATTCGCGCTCGCTGACGGCTTGAGATGAAATCGATCCGCATGCTGCAGCTACCAACGAAAGCGCATCGGGAAGGCCGAACAGTGGTGCGAGGCGGTCAAGCTCACTGATTGCCCAGCTACGCTTACCGAGTACTCGGTCGCTGACATATCCTTTGGAACGTCCCTCAAGTGCCTTGGAGAGGTCGGCTTGGGTTATTCCTTTGGCTCCCATTGCCTGGCTGATGTATTTGCAAATCACCATGTCGGTGCGTGTAGTGCTGCTATCCATACTGATGACTGTATTCGAATTTTCGGGAAGTTACATCTTTTCACCGTTCGGCGTGTTGAAGTTGCCATACCGAATATTCGGGAGTACATTGTAAGCATGTTCACCGAATATCCGGTAAACATCGAAAGGAATCCCGAATATTCGGGGAATGGAGGTGATGTGACCAGCAATGAATATGTGACGCAGGCAATCAAGGTCAGGATGGCTCGACTTGGAATCACCCAATCCGACGTCGCTGATGCAGTTGGAATCAATCGCGTTGTCATGAATCGGTATATGCGCAATCAGCGTGAATGGCCGATTCGAGTCCTCGACAAGATTGCTCCAGCACTGAGATGGAGGGATGGTCTTGACATTTTTATCGCAGCAAATTCCGAAGAAAAAGATTCAGAGGCAACACTCATAAAAGCATGAACAGGAAGGAGAATCCAGTGGACAACGAAATCCAGACTTTCGAATTCGAAGGCAACAGTTTCAGGACGCTCGCCGATGGCGACGAAGTGATGTTCGTTGCATCGGACATTGCCAAGCTGCTGGGTTATGGAAATGCGAAAGACATGGCGCGAAATCTCGACAGTGACGAGAAGGGTATGCACCAAGTGCCTACCCTTGGCGGATTGCAGAAAATGACGGTTCTTACTGAGTCTGGTCTTTATCGTGCAATTCTCAATCGCGAAGCCGCCTATGTCAAAAATCCGGAAGCGAAGGCGTTCGTGAAACGTTTCCAACGTTGGGTCACGCATGAGGTGCTTCCCCAGATTCGCAGGACCGGCGGCTACATCCCCACGTCCGAGTCGGATTCGGACGAGGACATCATGGCCAGGGCCGTGCTTGTCGCGCAGAAGACCATCGAGCGCAAGAACCAACAGCTTCAAGCCAAGGACGCGCAAATCAAGGTATTGGAGCCGAAAGCCCGGTTTGCCGATGCTGTCGCCGCGTCCGATGGCACGTGCCTGGTCGGCGAGTTGGCGAAGATGCTCCGGCAGAACGGGATGGACATCGGCCAGAACCGGCTGTTCCGTCTCCTGCAGGCCGACGGGTATCTCGGCAAGTCCGGTTCGAATCGCAACGTGCCGACACAGCGTGCGATGGACCTCGGCCTGTTCCGCATCAAGGAGACCACCGTCACCCATGCCGATGGGCACACCACGGTCAGCCGCACTCCGAAGGTCACCGGCAAGGGGCAGCGCTATTTCATCGACCGGTACTGGGGTCACGCTCAGCCGTCGTTGGAAGCGGGTGCGTGATGGTCTTGCAGCAGATGATGACCACCACGCAGGTGGCGAGGCTTTTCGGGGCTGAGACGCCGGAGGAGATTCGGACGCGGCAGGGGTATCTGGCCCAGTTGCGTTTCCGCGGACAGGGTCCTCGGTTCGTGAAGCACGGGCGGATGATCCTTTATCCGGAAACGGCCGTGGCCGAATGGCTTGAGGAAGGCGAGACGAATTGCACAAGGAGCATTGCATGAACGACATTCGCAAGGAGCTGTGATGACACTCAGGAGAATCGACGTGGAAACGCTGCTGACGCCACCCGCACCGCCGAAGGACACGGTGATCATGTTCGGCTTGGCCGCCTGCGCGATTCGCGTCACGGGCAAGGGCGCCAGCCTCATGGAACTCGACGTCGACGGAAGCCACGAGCTGGCGAGCATCGGAAAAGACCAGGCAAGGACATTCATTCAAAAAATCGGAGGCGCAAGATGACGGACAACGACTATCGCATCGAGGACGGGTTCGAAAAGGGGAGGCCGAACTACACGCTCAGGCGTTTGAAGTTCGCGCTGGCCGTGGTCGGTCTGGTCGTCAGCGTGACGCTCATGCTCACCTGGCATGGCGGCGGTCTGACGGGCGCGCTTGTGGTGGAGGGCGTGTATCTGGCCACGGCCCTGTGGCTGACGGTCAGGTTCGCTCCGCGCGATGACGTGGATGGCGACGTCTGACCGTATCCGCCGGCGTACAAGGACGCGGACGGATGGCGGAGGCGTGAGTCCTTTCATCTCACATTGCATTTCACGCATACACTCTCACGTCTTCCGCCGTCATGCCGTCCGCTGCGGGTTCGAATCCCGCCGCCGGCGCTTGGCCGGACCGTCAACGCCGCCCGCATCCCCGCTTCGTTCAGCTTTCTTGGGGGTGTGGGAACGATGGGCGTGCTTCTTTGCTGTCATGGCGCCCAGCGGTCCGGCTCATATCAATCAATCTCATATCAATCAAGGTCAAGGGAGAAACCGATGAAGGAGATTCTGCCGCATTGGCATTTCAGTCCGAACGCTCCGGTCAAGGACGTCGGCACGAAGGGGATGACGCGTGGCGACAGGGCGGTGGCGGAGGCGTGCCGTCGGGCGATGGAGGGCGAGGCGTGGAAGGAGCTGGAGATCTTGGAATCGGTGGGCGTGCGGTTCACCGGACTGGTGGGCCGGTTCGTGTCCGAGATCGCCATGCCGGTGTTGGAGGTGATGCCTGATGACAGTTTCCATCAGGGAGCGGCCGCGCAGTTGACGCACATGGTGAAGACCAGGGATGGTGGCGAGACCATCCGCATCATCAAGACTCTCGCCGCGAAAGGAAGGTTCTAATGGCTGGTGAGACGATTATCGCGGTGGTGGGCAATCTGACCGCGGATCCTGAGTTGAGGTCGACGAAGAACGGTCGGAGCGTGGCTGGGTTCACGATCGCGTCCACTCCTCGCACGTTCGACAGGCAGTCGAATCAGTGGACCGACGGTGACGCGTTGTTCCTCCGCTGCACGGTGTGGGGTGATCTGGCCGAGCATTGCGCCCGTTCCCTCGCCAAGGGCATGCGTGTGATCGCGCAGGGCAGGCTGACGCAGCATTCGTGGGAGGACGAGCAGCATCAGCGCCGAACTTCCATGGAATTGCAGGTGGACGAGATCGGGCCGAGCTTGCGCTATGCGACCGCGCAGGTGGCCAAGGCTGGAGCGTATGGCAATCCGTCCTCCGCTCCGGCGGGCTATACGGGCGGGGCCACCGCTGCCGGCACCTCGCTTCCGCCGTCCGACCCGTGGGGTCAGCCACAGGACAAATCGGCATCGTTCGGTGATTTCGGCAAGCCGGAATCCGAACCGGAATTCTGATGAAAGGAATGGATCATGGGCATCACCATAGAGAATCTGCAGGTGGACGACCTGCATGCCAACCCGCATAATCCACGCAAGCAGATCGGCGACGTGGAAGAACTGGCGTCGAGCATCCGAAGCCAGGGCATCAAACAGCCTTTGCTGGTCACGCCGACAGGCGAGACGGACATCGACGGACACAAGCAGTACCGGGTCGTGATCGGCCACCGCAGGCTCGCCGCGGCCAGACAGGCGGGACTCTCGACCGTGCCCGCGATCGTCGAGGAGATGGACGCGCGCCGCGAACAGGAAATCATGCTCGTGGAGAACACGCAACGCTCCGACCTGACTCCAGTGGAAGAGGCCGACGGCTATCAAGGGCTTCTCGACCTGGGCGTGCGGGTCAAGGAGATGGCCGAGAAGACGGGACGCAGCGACCGGTTCGTCCGCAGACGGTTGAAGATAGCCAGAATCCCGCAGGAGACGCGCGACATGGCCTCCGACTTCAGCCAACTGTCGCTCGACCAGTTGGACAAGCTCGCCGAATTCGAATCCGACCCCGACATGCAACGCGAGCTCGCACGGTCCACCGACTTCGAATGGACGTACCAAAGGCTTGTCAGAGAACGCGACAAGACGAAATGGTGCGGTGAGGCCGACAAGGCGCTCGCGAAGGCCGGCGTCAGGGTCGAGTCCTTCCCCGACGGGAAGAACTATTGGACGTTCGAACCGCGCGGCTACAGGCGGCATAACATCATTTCCTCCACTCGGGATCCGTTCTGGAAGCAGTTCACGAGCGAGGACGAGTGGCCGGAATTCTACGTCTTCAAAAACGATGGCGGCTACTGCCTGTACGCGCCGATTCCACCCGACCAGCTCGAAAGGGAGAAGAACGCGAAAACCGAACGCCAGGCCATCATGGCACGGGGGAAGGAACTCGACCGCAAGGCCAGGGACTTCGAGGCGATCGCGAGGGACGCGCGTTTCGCATGGATACGAACCAACCTCCACGCGCTCACCCGTGAACAGACAGTGGCGGGAATCTGCGAACTCGCGCTCGCTGAGACGGTCGGCTGGCATTCGATGTTCGTGAGCCAGCCAAGCCATGGCGAGGGTGTCGTGGAGGCGCTCATCGGTTTTGGATGGAATCTGCCGATCACCGAGCATGACGGCGACCACTGGTCGTTGGAATGCAAGGAGAACCTCGACCAGATCCGCATGGTGTTGAGGGACAGGCCGCTGCGGATCCTCGACGTGCTGGCCGCACGCCAGGAGGACAATGCCTACTGGCGCTCGTGGCGTACGATGCGCGGCGTTGATGAGATGTGCGTCTGGTACGGCGCATTGGAACACCTCGGTTACAAGCCCAGTGCGGAGGAACGCGAGGCACTCAAGGGCGCGATGGCCGAAAAGGAGCAGGAATCATGAGCATGGAGAACGTGCGGAAGCTGCTGTACCAGGAATGGGACCTCGACCCATATGAGCTTCGCATCACGATGATGGTGGCGGACTGGACCGGCGATGACGGCAAAGGGTTCGCCTGCAGCACGAAGACCATCGCGGCGCGGCTGCATATGTCGGGCCGCACCGTGAAGAACAAGCTCAAATCGCTTCGTGAGAAGGGTTTTCTGGAATACGGCAACCAGCGTCTTGTGGAGGATTATGCGCCGAACCGTCGTCCGAAGGTGTATAACCTGCATTTCCCCAAGCGCGTGGGTGCACGCCGTGCACCCCAGAAAATGACAGGAGAAAACAGGGGTGCATATCACGCACCCCAAGAAACTGACGTGCATCTGGGGTGCACCTGCGGTGAATCTGGGGTGAATCTGGGGTGCACGCAGTATGCACACAATACTATTAATACTCCTAATACTATTAATACTATTGAGAGAGACGCGCGCGCGAGAAAACAAATCCCAATACCAGCCGACTGGAAACCCACCGAAGAACACCAGGCGCTCGCCGACAGGCTCGGCATCGACTGCGACGTCGAAGCGGGGAAGTTCAAGGACAGGGCACTCGACACCGGCGCCACGTCGGCCGACTGGGACGCGAAATTCCGCATCTGGCTCATGCGCGGCCACGAACTCGGATACACCACCGTCAAAAACCAGCAATCAGCGAGGAAGTACACGTGGGCGAGCGACGAGGTGAAACGCGTCATCGGCACCGAACTCGAAGGCACTGACGACTACATGGAGCTCGCGTGCAAGGTCGCGGACCTGCTCAACCAGGGCTTGGACCCGGACATGCTGCGCCGTCAGCTCGCGAACGTGCCCGGCGACGTATTGGCCGAACAACTGTTCGAACAGGAGGCGGCGGCATGAACGCCATGACCATCGCACACATGGCCGGCATCCTCACCTCGGCCATCCAAGCCGCCGACCGATTGGAACTCGACGCGCTCAAAGGCCCGGCGCTCGCCGATATGGACCTTGACCGCATCCGCGATATCAAACGCGACTGCTCGACCTGCATCAACCTGCTCGACCAGTTCGGAAGGGAGCGACGATGAGCGACCGGCAATTCCAGGAATCGAAACGCGTCGCCTTGCAACGTCAGGGTTGGCATTGCATGCGTTGCGGACGCAACCTGCACGACCCGAGTGTCTGGCCGGGTAGGAGCGGCCACCACCGGCAGTTGCGCCGTCGGGCCGACCCGACCGTGCGTGACCTGCCGTGCAACATCGTGGAACTGTGCGGGTCGGGCACGACCGGCTGTCATGGTTGGGCGCACGCGCATCCGGCGGAGGCGGAACGGTTCGGCTACATCATCCCGAGCTGGCGCGCTCCGCTCAGCGTGCCGATACGCGATTGGAACGGCGACTGGTGGTGGCTGTTGGATGACGGCACGGCGCAACGGCTCACGCAAATCGAAATCATCGAATGGCAAAGCGATTGGAAGGAAGAATCATGAGGAAACAGGACGAAGATCTGAACGTGAAGCCGGAGGCGCTGCTCTGGCTCGATTTCGAAACGACCGGCACGGACAGGAATGACAGTCTGCCGTTGGAGGTCGGCATGGAATGCACCGACGTGCTGGGCGAACATTCGTATGGATCCCTGCATCACATCATCAGACCGGACTATCTCAACCTGTTGGACATGAGCCCGGTCGCGTTCTCGATGCACACGGACAATGGATTGCTGTTCGAACTGTTGAACGGCTCCGCGCACGACGACTGCGTGGGTGCTGTGGCGAACGCAGTGGAGGAGTATCTCGACTCGCTCTCGCAACGGTTCACGCTGGTTCCGGCGGGCACGAACGTGGATTTCGACATCGACTTCCTGAAACGCCTGAACCTCAACCCGGACGCTTGGCTGAGCTACAGGAAGTTCGACCTGACCACGTTGAGACGCTACATCAGGTTCCTGGATTGCCCCGAGGATCCGTACAAGACGCATGCCGGCTCGCACAGGGTACGCGACTGCATCCGACGCGACATCAACGACTACAAGTGGTACCGCAAGCTTCTGAAGGGAGCATGGTGATGACCGTGGCCGCCATGATGCTCCTGTGCGCGGCCGTCCTGGTCGCTTGGATCGGAGGCCGGCCATGACGGTCCAGACGCATATGGCATGGCAGTACCGGAATCCCGCCGACCTGATCGGCCGGCGATGCATCGCACTCACCGGCATGGACGTCACGTTGGACGGCCCATTGGATCTGATCCGGTTGAGCCCGTCCCGCGCGGTCCTGAAATACCGGGGCATAGGACTGCACGTCATCGACTGCGACCTACGCCATCACGCGAACAAAACCTCGGACGGCATCCGCGCCGTCGTCATCACGGAAGGCAAACCATGAAAAACATCACATCGCATGCCAGGAAATGGCATAGGACCAGCCCATGCCCATACTGCGGCACGAGAAAACCCGGCATCGAACCCTACGCCCGGATCATCGGAACCACGGCGCATTACGTATGGATAGCCAAATGCCGCGGATGTCCGAACGCCATCTGGATCAAAACACCGGACGACAGCATCAAAACCGCGATCCGAGGATGGAACCGATACGCCAACGGCGAATGGCGCAAACACTAGGAGGAAACGAAATGAGAAAAACAACATGCATCACACTCGCCATCACCGTCATATGCATGGCGCTCGCCGGATGCGGGAGCGCGTCGGAGCCTTCCACGCCAGCGCATGCGGTCAGGTCCATTGAATCGCAGTGCTCCCAGGACGAAGACGGAGACTTTCGTGAATGCGTCATCACCCTGAACGACAAGAGGAAAGTGGACTGCGTCGTCTACTCGGGCTACAGGAGGGGCGGCCTGTCCTGCGACTGGAGACATGTGAGCGGAGCCGACAAGGAGCCGGCAAGATGAGCTACCAGGAAATCCATGAGCTGTTCGTCATCTGCGACGAGTGCCACACACGCCTTTCCGTCGACGACGCGACCTACGAGGGCGCCGACAACGAGGCCGCCGACCACGGCTGGCAATGCGACGAGCTCCAAGGCAGGCACTACTGCCCGCTCCACTGGCACGTCGAATGCCATGACTGCGACATCACCGACAGTGGAGCGCCGGACGAACTGGAAGCCGCGGGATGGCACATCGACCGAGATTATCCATGCGACAGCCTCTGTCCGAACCACCGCCATCTCGCATGCCGCGAATGCCGCAAGTGGGATGTCGGACCGCTGCACCGGCTCGAATACGAGGGATGGCAGGTAAATGCAGACGATTTCAAGAAGAGCCTCTGCCCGGAATGCGTAAAAAACAAGAAGGAAACGAAATGAAAGTGAAGAAAGTCCTCATAGACATGATCGTCAAATGGCATCAGGCCGGATACAGCCTCGATGAGATCGCACCACTGGTGCCGCAAGTCTCCAAAGAGGAAATCAAAGCGATCATCCAACAACACCACGAGTAACAAGAAACCCGACCTTCCGGCCGGGCTCCTGGCATCACCACAAACCAGACTACACCGCCGGAGGGAATCGAACAAATGAACGAACCAACCAACGAATCCCAACCAACACAAACCAACCAAAACAATCCAGCGCTCGCCGGCATGTGCCAAGTGTGCGGCGGGGAGTGCCGTATTCAAGCCACGATGTGCGACAAGTGCGAGAACACTTTGAGGGGATGGATCCACGACTATCCCATCTGGATCCATGCCTTGCGCGAGTTTCTGGATTCGACGGCGCATTACGGAGGCCACCAGCCTGGACGTGTCAACCTGCCGTCCGCGCCCACGCCGATCAGACTCTCGGTCGTTGACCATCTGCAGGAGATCGAGGATGCGGTGACGGCGTTGTGGTGTCGATTGTATGCGCCGCCGGCCATGCCATGGGCCACAAGCATCGCGGTCCCGCCAGTCGCTGACATGCTCAAGGCATGCTGGTCTTGCCAGCGTTTGAACCGCCTGCCGGACATCGGTTTGATCTGGCATGACTGGCAGCGGTTGACGCGCAAGACGCTGGGCATCATCGACGTGCCGCCATCCAGGCACGGCATCGGCAGGTGCCTGAATCCTCTGTGCGGCGTGGAGCTGAGTGCGGAGGTCGGCGCGGTAAGCGTTGACTGTCCGGTGTGCGGCAACGCTTATCGTGTGGTCGACGTGCGATTGGGTTTCCTGCGGGAGTGCATCGAATCGGGCAGGGCGTTCACGGCGGGGGAGTGCGCGGAGCTGCTGCGTGAATGCGGGTTCCAGTGCAATGCGAATACGATTCGCTCGTGGCGTAAGCGTGGCAGGCTTCAGCCGGCCGGTGAGAACGAGAAGGGGCGGCCATTGTACCGGCTTTCGGATGTGCATCGGCAGGTGCTGCGGCGCGATTCGATTTGACAAAATCGAAAGTGCAACGCAGAATTGTCAGTGGATTAGAGGGTTCAAACCGAGGTGACTTGGTTTGAACCCTTTTCATATCCGCCATGGATTCTCCTAACTCCCTTGGTTGCAGTCCCGTCCTGTCCGAACGGCATATCGGACACGCTCCGCCCACTCCCGTCAGAGTGGACATACCCCAATGTGGCAGGCAAGCCAATCCCGTGCTTCCGTGATGCGGTGATGCTCAAATCCGCCTGTCCGAATGCCTTCGTAGAAATCAGTGGTAGATCGTACCGGCCGCGAGTCTTTATTGGATTCTCTTCCTTGTGGCCGCGTGTGGACGCGGGTTCGAATCCCGCCGAAGGCACTCGGTCGTACCATGTCATCATGTTTTCGATTGGCGTTGAATCCGGTGGCGTGGGACGGTCCTAGACTTGGTGGCATGCCAATCGAAAATGAAACACCGGAACAACGCCTTGAACGCAGGCGGCAGCAGTCAAACAATGCCATCAGCTGGTTAGATTCGCATTGGACCCAGCCAAGGACATGCCCTGTTTGCGGAGGGAATCAATGGTCGGTGGCGCAGACGTTCGACCTGCGTGAGTTCGAGGGGGGAAGCATCATTATCGGGCTTGGCTCGGAAGTTCTCCCTGTGACCCCGATCTCATGCAAGAGCTGTGGATATCTGTTCTTCATGGACGCATCGGTTGCTGGCTCAGCCATTCCTCCAAAGAGCATGACGGAGTCGGCTGATGACTGACTTGGGCGAGGATACTACTTCTAATCTCACCTCAAAGGTTGTCGACAGCGTTCATTTCGCCGGACAGCGTGTGGATACCGTTGAAGGGAGAGGACTTTTTGTGGAGGACAAAGATTGGAAACTGATCAAAGCGAAACTTGATATGTCTTCAAAACGTGGCGTGAATGGGGAGAGACTGTGGGGTGGCATTGGTCTTGCCGCCGGTGCAGCCGGGCCTTTTGCTGAGCTGTTCACCAAAAATGATTTCCAAGTGTTCCCGGGGCTTGTCTATGTGTTTTTGTTCGCCATGGGATTGGTTTTGATTTTCGTCAGCCTCTACGACTATTGGCGCATGAAGAACAAGCGCGAGGAGGAGAAGAAAATGTTCGACGAGTTTCTTGACGGTATCGAGGAGCGGTGCAACATGAAGCAATGATGGTTATGCGGATAGGCGAAGGTCCGGTCTCAGTTCCAGGTCTTCGCCTATCCGCCGGCCGTGTGCGACATGGTGGAGTCGTGGGTTTGAATCCCGCCGAAGGCACCGACAAATCCATCAGCAAAGGAGCGACAATGGAAGAAACACTCCAAGAGATCGCGCACCAGCTCACTCGCATCGCCGACCAAGGAGAACAGGCGGGCATGCAAATCAGTAGGGGGGATGCTTTGGAAGCGTGGGGCCTGCGGATCTACGAGGAAGACTTCCTCAATGCCTTGACACGACTCGGAATCGAAGTCACAGACTGATGCCGACAAGACCACAAGCACGATGCACCTTCACAGGCTGCACCCGCAAAGCCACACATCAAGGACGCTGCGACCAACACCAGCGCAAACCATGGCAGAATCCATCGGCGCACACGAGAGCCTTGAGGCAACACCACACCGAATGGATGCATGTCAGAGCCTCACGCCTGAAGCTCGAGCCTAATTGCAGGCGATGCAACCGCAAGGGAACCAATGTCGATCACATCATCCCAGTCGGCGCAGGTGGAGCATTCCTTGACATCAACAACACACAAACACTCTGTGACCAATGCAAGACCCTTAAAGACCAAGAAGACCGAAGGAACTACCCCGGGATATTCCACTGACGGGTATGGCGTTCCGAAAGTCGAACAAAGGTTCGACTAGGGGCGCCGCCGAAACTCTTTTTCGCGCGTCTCAGGTTTTAGGGGTCAAACCACCATGTGAAGGAGGCTGTCATGGGTGCTCGTGGACCGCAGCGGCAGCCTCTCCAGTTGAGGGTCATCAATGGTCGCGGTCCTGATCGTGATGCAGGTGGCAGGAAGATTTCGGAGGACGATGCAGGTTTCGAGCATAAGGCTCCGTCGGTGCCGGCGTGGCTGTGCGGCGAGGCGTTGAACACTTGGCGGCGAATCGTTCCGAAGCTCGCGCGGTTGAAGCTCATCAAGCCGGAGGATCGGGATGCGCTCGTGGCGTATTGCACTGCTGTGGCTTCGATGAGGGCCGCGCAGGAGTGCATCAACGAGGAGGGCGTGCTCATCGAGACGGAGCGTGGTGCTCGCAAGCTCAATCCCGCTTTTACCGTGCTGACCCAATCGCAGAATACGATTCGTGCTTTCGCGCATGAGTTCGGCCTGACTCCGGCGAGCGAATCGAATGTCGCTGGAAAGGCCGAGGAAGATGAAGAATTCAACCCGTTCGCCTGAACTGCCGGACGCTGAGACTCTGGAACGTCTGAAGATCAGTCCCGAGGTCGCTTGGTATTGCCTGGAGCGTGGCATGGACCTGCCGAAGGAATGGCAGGTGCCGAAGATCAAGACACCGGAGCCAAGGAACGTCGATGGCGCAGTGTTCGACCCCGCTCGCGTCGACAAGGTGCTATTGAGCTTCCACACACTCCGTCACACGCAGGGCAAGTGGGCTGGCAAGCCGCTTGACCCTGACCCGTGGCAGCTGGTGTGGATCCTCGCCCCAGTGTTCGGATGGGTGAAGAAGAACGCCGACGGACAGTGGGTGCGCATCATCCGCGATTTGTATGTCGATGTGCCGCGTAAGAACGGAAAGTCGACGCTGTCTGGTGGCATCGCGGTCTATATGCTTGGTGCCGATGGTGAGCCGGGGGCGCAGGTCGTGTGCGCCGCGTCCACCGAACATCAGGCTGGCTTCGTCTTCCAACCGATCAAACAGCTTGTGGAGAAGACGCCGGCTTTGAAGGGTGTGATGACGGCGCATCAGAAGCGTATCGTCCACAATCGCTCCGGCAGTTACATGGAAGTGATTTCCAGTGCCGCCGATGCGGCGCATGGCATGAATCTTCACTGCTTCATCGTCGATGAGCTTCATGTGCATAAGACGCCGGATCTGGTGCGAACATTGGAGACGGGTCGTGGCTCGCGTACCCAGCCTTTGGGTGTGCGCATCACCACGCCTGATGATGGCAAATCGAACACGATTTACGATCAGACGCGCAAATACGTGGAGCAGCTCGCTGCCGGCACTATCAAGGATGACACGTATTACGGCGTGGTCTGGGGTGCCGACGAGACCGATGATCCATTCGCTGTCGAAACGCAGATGAAGGCGAACCCCGGCTACGGCAAGAGCCCGAGCGCCGAATACTTGGCGGCTCAGGCCAATCAGGCGCGGAATTCGCCGGCGCAGCTCGCCAGCTACCTCCGATTGCATCTCGGCATCCGCACGAAGCAGTCAGAACGCTTCATCACATTGGACTCGTGGGACCGCAATGCCGGTGCCGTCTACGCTTCGCCCGACCAGATGGCCGAGGCGTGCAAAGGCCGCGTCTGCTATGGCGGCTGGGATCTCGGCGCGGTGTCCGATCTGACGGCTTGGTCGCTGCTCTTCCCGGACGATTGCGGCGGATATGACGTGCTTCTGCGATTCTGGGCGCCCGAGTCCGATTTGCCGGCATTGGACAAGCGCACGGCGGGCATGGCATCCGTGTGGGTGCGTGATGGCTGGCTGACCCTGACGCCCGGCGACGTGACCGATTACGCCTTCGTGGAGAAGCGCATCCTGCATGACCTTGACTTTTTTGATGTGCAGACCATCGGCTACGACCCGTGGAACGCAACGCAGGTCGCCAATGACCTGCAGGAGGCCGGGTTGGACGTGGATCGTCTGACCATCGTCCGGCAGGGCACGAAGACCTTGAGCCCGGTGCTCAAGGAGATGCAGCGATTGCTGCTCACCGGCACGAAGGACGCTCCGCTCTTCCGACACCACGGCAACCCCGTATTGCGGTGGAATGTGGACAATCTCGCAGTCAAGACCGACACGAATGGGAACGTCCAGCCGGACAAGCAGAACTCCGGCGACAAGATCGACGGCGTGGCCGCGACCCTGAACGCATTGAGCGAGGCATTGACCCGCCCCGCGCCGGAAAGGAGCATTTATGAGACGGAAAGCCTTTTTGCTTGACCTCCTGCAGTTGATTCTGGAGATTCTCGGACTCGCCTTCATCATCACCGGCTGTTTTCTTTTCTGGATTCCTCTTGGCTGGATTGTTTCCGGTTTTGTGATTCTGAGACTTGCTAAGGCGGTGAGCGAATGAGTCTCCTCTTCAAAGGCTCCGGCAGTGTAATCGACTTCGCCGGCAGGAATGGTGCCACGGTGACCGGCCCATGGCCGGTGGTCGACCCCGGAATGCCGTTGTCGAGCGGCCCTCGCGCCTTCGAGATCTATTCGACGCAGCCGAGCGTTCGCAAGGTCGTGGAATTCGTCGCGCGAAACGTAGCCCGCGTCCACATCCAGGCATTCGAGGGCGAGCCATACGGTCGACGCAAAATGCTCACCGACGGGCCATTGCATCAGCTGGTCAATCATCCGAATCCGGCGGCTGGCACGAGCACCTACCGTCTGATTCACGACATCGTGGCCGATCTGATGCTTTTCGACCGATTCCTGGTGGTCTACTCCGATGCAGACGGGACGCTCGAAAGGCTCCCGACCTCACAATGGCGGTTCCACAGGCGTCCGGGCATTATCGATGAGGCCGACGGCTTCACCACCACCGACCCGGCATCCAATCCTGACGGGTACATCCGCTTCGACGATCCGGACACCACGCTCGGATACTTCCGCGACAAGGGTTACGGCAGCTTCGATGGCATCAGTCCGATGCTCACACTGCAGCAGACTTTGGATGAGCACACCGAGGCCGTTAAGTGGCGTCGGCAATTGTGGAAGCATGGCCTGCGCATGCCCGGCTACTGGTCGCAGGATCTGAATGAGAAGGCTTTGTCCTCCGATGCGCGACGCAGACTGCAGACCGAGCTGGCGAATTGGATGGATGGCGGCGGCAAGGAGGGCGAGAGCCCTATCCTGCGCGGCATCGAATATCAGAAGGTCGGCACGGAATTCACGCCGAAGGACGCGCAGGAGGTCGAGGGTCGCACCTTGAGCGACATCGAGGTGGCGTCCGCCTATCAGGTGCCGCCGGAGATGGTCGGCGCAAGAGAAGGCAAATACGCTTCGCAGCAGGCCTTCCGCGACGCGCTCTACCGCGAGACATTGGGCCCACTGTTTGAGCAATTGCAGGGTGCTTTCAACGAGCAGATCTGCAGTCGATTCTTCCCGGGCCAGTTCATCGAATTCAATATCGAATCCGCTTTGCGCGGCAGCTTCATCGACGATGCGCAGGTCACGTCATCCGCCGTCGGTGGTCCGTGGATGAGCGTCAACGAGGCGAGAGCGGATCATGGTCTCGAGCCGAAGGGCGAGGAATACGACGAGATTTTGACTCAATTGAACACCGTCCGTGGCGGCGGCACTCAGGCGAGCCCTCATGACAGCGGCTCGCAGAATCTTGGAGGTGCAAATGCACAGGAATGACATGTGTCCTCTCTCCGAGAGCCGGAGGAAGACGCTTCTCGCCAAGTCCGAGCCAATGGGCGTGGGCAACGGCCAGTCTTTGGGCGAAGGCAAATTCACCGCGGTCGTATCGACCTTCAACGTGGTCGATTCGCAGGGTGACATGATGCTGCCGCACGCCTTCGATGATTCGATCGCGAATTTCCGCGCCGGCAAGACCATCCCGATCCTCTTCAGCCATAATTGGACGGATCCGAACGCGAATGTCGGCGTCATCACCGACATGCGGCAGACCGATACGTGCCTTGAGATTGACGGCCAGCTTGATTTGAGCAGTCCAAACGGCCTGCAGTGCTTCAAGCTTTTGAAGGACGGCCGCGTGCACGAGTTCAGCGTCGGCGGTGAGGCATGGTATGACGACGTGCAAACCGCGCCGGATGGCGATCTCGTCTGGCCCATCACGAAATTCGACCTTTTCGAGGTCAGTCTCTGTCTCAAGGGCGCGAACCCGGAAACGCGACTGGTCAGCACGAAAAGCGAGGACCCGCCGGCCGACACAGTCCAGCAGGACACTGATTCAAACGAAGGCTCCGAACCGAATGGTCTGGGGCCTTTTTCAATGCAGCAATTCGACCGCGACGAGCTCCGAAACATGATCCGCGAGGTCATGAACGAGGAACGGTCGCAGGACACCACCGACGAAGAAGCCGACGAACCAGAGCCAAGCGAAGGCGAACCGGCCGACGTTGAGAACTTGCCCGATTTGACCGCGTGGGCGGCGGAAATGGAAACACAGCTCATCACCGAAGGAGATTCCAACATGAGCATGAAGCAGGAACTGCAGGACACCATCGCCCGCGTGAAGGCGATCGCTAACAAGGCGCAGGGCGAAGGCCGCGAATTCACCGCGGACGAGAACGAGGAGATCATCTCCCTGCGCAAGAAGGCCGACGACCTGAAGGCGAGGATCGACAAGGAGCATGAGGCTTCCGAAGCTTTGAAGAGCATGCTGGCCGCGTCCGAACCGTCCGACGACGTGTCCGGCAAGCCGGTCGTGGCGAAGTCCATCGGCGAGGCATTCATCCACACCGACGCCTACAAGGCCTTCAAGAACGCCACCACCCCGGATCGCACGCCGGTGCGCATCGCCAAGAGCCTAATCCGCGTCAAGCAGGATCCGAATCCGCTGTCCACCGCGCTGCCGGGCGCCGTGAACCCGACCGTGCTGCCGGGCTACACGGATGTCACCTATCCGCAGCCGAACGTCTTCCTTGACCTCATCACCCGCGGCTCCACCGATTCGCCGTACATCAAGTACTGTCAGCTCATCTCCGTGACCAGTGCCGCCGCATCCGTCAATGAGAACGCCGAGAAGCCGCTATCCCAGCTCGGCACGCAGATGGCCGAGGCGAAGGAATGGACCTGCGCCGACGGCTTCAAGGTCACCAACCAGGAACTGCACGATGACGGCATCATCAGCACGCTCATCAACCAGACGCTTATGCGCAACCTGAACGCCTATCTTGAGAAGACCATCCTCAACGGCGATTCTTCGACCGATGTGGCGCAGAAGGGCATCCTGAACACGACCGGCACCCAGCAGGTCGCCTTCGACACGGACATCTTCACCACCGCGCGCCATGCGAAGCGCGTCCTGTCCGCCATCGGCACCAACATCCAGGCCATCGTCCTGAACCCGGAGGACAACGAGACAATCGACCTCACGAAGGACAAGCAGGATCGCTTCTACGGTCAGGGGCCCTTCGCGATGGGTCCGAGCACCCTGTGGGGCATTCCGCGCATCGAATCGCAGGCACTGCCGAAGGGCACCGCCGTCATGGGAGACTTCTCCACCGTCCAGCTGCTCAATTACGTGCCGCTGACCATCGAAGCGTTCAACCAGAACGAGGATGACGCCCGCCACAACCTGACCTACGTGCGCGCGGAGGAACGCAACATGCTCTTCATCCGCGAACCGAAGCGTCTCGCCGTGGTCAAGCTCGCCGCCGATTCCACTTCCAGCCAGGACCACAAGTGACCGGGAGGTGACCGATGGCGGAGTCGACGCTTGATCCGCTGGCCTCCATCTATGATCTCGCCTTGAAGACCGGAGGCAAGGCCGATGACGAGAAACTCAAACTCGCCTTGGACCTTGCCTCCGGCAGATTCCGCGAACAGGCCAACAATCCGATCAGCATGATGACAGAAACCATCATCCTCGACTCCGACGGAGGCAGGGCTCTCACACTGCCATGCCTCCCGGTGCACGAGGTGACGGAGCTGGTCATCGACGGCCGGCAGGTCACTGATTTCGAATGGTCCACGTCTGGCGCGATACGCCTCGACCGGCCGATTCCGGACAAGTGGCGGAGCGTGGAGGTCACGTACCGGCATGGCTACGACCCGGTACCGACAGGCATCCAGGATGTCGTGCTCGAACAGGCCGCGGCCATCTACCAGACGCTGCCCGGACTCGTGTCCTACACCACCGGCGCCGAACAGCGCACCTATTCGTCCGCTCTGACGGTCGGCACGACGGCCCAGTGGGCGGCGATGGTCGCACGATACAAGGTGGACTGACATGGACGGTATCCACGGACATACGCTCACCATCACGACGAAAGTCGTGGACGGCGAGCCGGACGAATTCGGCCAGCAGCAGTATGTGACGCGCAAAACCGTGCTCGAGGGGTGCAACGTGCAGCCGGTCGCAGTGACCGACCTGCCGCTCTTCCAGGACGCGAACCACTTGCCGCAATTCAAGTGCTTCAGCCATTCCGGCGATCTCGTCGCGAGTCTGCTCACGGGCGATTCGCGCATCGAATGGAATGGCCGCATTTTCCAGCCCGCTTCGGCGGCATTCGACTATGTGACGCCTGACGGGATAGGCAACCACACCGAGTGGTGGATGACGGAGGTGACGTCATGAGCGGGAAATTCATGGTCGATGAGGATTGGATGCGCAAAAACGTGCTGTCCAATCCGGCTGTCACCTCAGCTTTGAACGCGAAGGCACGTCGGCTCGCTCCGGTTGTGAAGCGCATCGCCCTCAAGGAAGGTGATCGGCATTATGCGGAAAGCGTGCGCGTCGTACAGGGCAAACGTCCCGGTACGAAGTCGCCGAGCCACATCCAGAGGCCTTTCGCCCGCGTCATCGTCGGTGACGAGCAGGCCACGGAGAAGGAGTTCGGAGGCAAGCTGCCGAAGAAGGGCTTCCTGCGCCGCGCGATAGCGGAGATGGGGGACTGACTCATGCTCCTGCAAGGCCAATGGCCCCACCCGCTCCCTTTGCTGATCGCTTGGCTGAAGGACGATGTCGGCATCTCGGCGGTTTCGAAGCTGCCGGATGACATGAAAGACCATCTGCCTTGTGTGATGGTCACGCCGGCGCCCGGCGGAGGTCAGGGTGCCGACTATACGCGCACGCGAAGCGTCGACATCGACGTGTACGCGGCCGACTGGAAGTCGATGGCCGACATCACCGGACGTATCGAAGCTTCCATCTTCAGGCTCGGAGGCCGAGGCAACCGCTACGGCTACGTTGACGCCGCCCGAATCACCGAATTCTCTCAAATCGCATACGAGCGTGCCGCCGGCGTGCTTCGCTGCACCGCCACGGCATCTCTCGACATGCGCCCAAAAACCAGTCTCAAATAACGACAACGATTGGAGGAAATGATGGCTGCCATCACCGATGTGCCCAGCATTCTCAATGACAATAACGGAAACGTGCGAAAGTGGGGCACTCAGCTGCTCGCTATCGCCGACTATTCGACCGCGATGCCGGATTCTTTCTTCGACAACGCAACCAACAAACCGAATCAGCTGCCCGAGGGTTTCAAGGTGATGGGCTACATCAGCACTGATGGCGCGAAGATGAGTCGCGGCATCGAGTCCGCCGACACCAGCGCGGTGCAGGATCTGGAGCCGGTGCGTTCCGACATCACCGGACGTACCCGCACCCTGCAGCTCATCTTCCTGGAAATGAACGCATGGGTCAAGGCCTTGGCCCACGGCCTGCCCGTCTCCCAGTGGCCGGAAAACAAGGATGAGGGCTTCGAATTCACCGATGAAAAGACCACGGAATTCCCGTACTACAGATTGATCTGGGTCGGTCAGGACGGCGTGGGTGGCGCGGCGCATTATCGCATCGAGGCCGGGTATCGCGTCAAGGTCACCAATCAGGGCGACAACACCAAGAACCGCTCCGATGCCGAGGGTGAGGACCAGACCTTCACCTTCTTCCAGGATCCGAAGACCGGCAAGGTGTTCTACGAGGGCGAGAAGATCGCCAAGGCCGGTGCCGCGCCTCATGCCGATGTCTCCCAGTCGCAGCCGGTGTCCGATCAGGCAGCGTCCTCCGAGTCACAGCCGGTCGCCGACTGACATTGATTCTTCCCGCACCGGGCTTTTGATTCCTTTCACCGGTGCGGGATTTTCCCTTCTTCTCTCGCCGAAAGGAACACTGATTTTTTTGAAAGGATTGAACAATGACCGACAACAAGAAGCGTAAGGTCCGCAGCCTCAAGGCCGTGAAGGCGAAATATCTTGAATCCCACCCGAAGATTCGGGAGTGGATCGAGTTCACCATCGACGACGAGCCGGATGCGAAGGAATTCCGCATCCACGCTCCAATTTTCCAGTCGAATGAGGAGAAGAAGGCATTCGCGAAGGCGCAGGAGTCCGACGACCAGTTCGACTTGGCGAAAGCACTGCTCGGCGCCCAGTGGGATGATTTCATCGAGGCCGGCGGACAGATCAGCCTGCTTTTCCTCCTGCTCGACGACGCGGCCGATGAAGTGCATGAGACGGACAGCGAGGGAAACCCTACAACGCTTTAGAGCTCCTTGACGGCGATGGTCACGCGGAGGAATTGGAGGCCGCGTTATGCGCGGTCTACGCGCCGCGTGACCCCATCCAAGAGTTCTGGCAACGCAAGATCAGTCTCCGCGCATTGCATGCGCTGATAATCCACATGCCGCCGGACAACGTCTTCTTTCGTGCTTTGGCTGGTGATGGCTGGAGTGAGTCGGAATGGCTGTTGCACGATTTGGGCGACATGCTCCGTGACATCCAGCTAACCATCACCCAGTGCGCTCCATTTGTGGAGCATCCCCTTGAAGAGGATGACATCAGGCCTCGCACCAAGCCTCCGGCTGTCGTGGTGGCTGAGTCCAAACGCGAACAGTCGTCTGTCGACAGCAAGGCCTTACACGCGCAGGAGCGGAGCGAGCTCATGGCGCTTGTCACGGGCGATCAATCGAAAAACTGAACAGTGAGGTGGTCTCATGGCCGGCACAGCCGCATGGATCGATGTGCTCCCGAATCTGAGCGCTTTCGGCACGAAGCTCAACAGCGGTGTGACGGCCGCGGCCACCTCCGCAGGACGGAATGCCGGCAAGAAATTCTCCGACGCCATGAATCAGGCCGCTGGCCGTGACGTGCTGTCAGAGCAGGTCAAGAGCCTGCAGCAGGCTGAGAAGAAGGCCGCGCAGGCGGTCAGCCAGTGCACGTCGCAGATCGCAAAAGCGCGCGACGAGCAGAAAAGCGCCGACCTGCGCGTACAGGCCGCCGAAGTCAAACTGCAGGAAACCATCGTCAAAAGCGGACAATCCTCCTCACAGGCCATCAACGCCCAAGCACGACTCAACGACGCAAGGAGCAAGGCGAGGCAGAAGACCGAAGCCGTCACATCGGCCGAGGAACAACTCAAAGCCGCCAGCAAAGGTCTGAAGGAGACTCAGACGCAGCTCCACGACGCTCAGACGAATCTGAACGCGAGCACTTCCAAGCAGTCGGGATTTTTCGCGTCCGCCGCGGCATCGGCGCGCAATGCCATCAATTCCTTCCGTAGCATGCAATCAAGCGTCACCACCACTGCCGCAAGGGGAGTCGGAGATTCCGAACGCTTCTTCACCGCGTGGGGAGCCGCGAAGTTCGGAGCCATCAGCGGGTTCGCGCAGTCGGCATTCAGCAAAGTCTCAAACATCATCACCAGCAATGTGGAAGGCGCCATTAAACGCGCCGACACGATGAACAATTTCCCCAAAGTCATGAAGAATTTGGGGTACGACTCGAATGACGCTGCCGCAGCCATCAAACGCATCAGCGCCAGCATCGACGGCCTGCCGACCACCACATCAAGCATGATCGGCATGGTCCAGCAGCTTGCTCCGTTGACCAAGAATCTGGACGAGGCCACCAGCATCGCATTGGCGTTCAACAATGCCGTCCTGGCCGGCGGCAAAGACACAGTGCTGCAGGCCAACGCCATCGAACAGTACAACCAGATGTTGAGCGCGAACAAGGTCGATGCCGCCGCATGGCGAAGTGTCGTCAATGCAATGCCTGGCCAGATGAACCAATTGGCCAAGAGCATCCTTGGCGCAAACGCGAAGCAGAACGACCTATATGAGGCGATGAAGGGTGGCAAGGTCACCTTCGAGGACTTCAATAAGGCGCTCGTCAAGCTCAATAAGGACGGCTACGGACAGTACGCCAGCTTCACGACGCAGGCGAAAGACGCCACACAGGGCATCGGCACTGCGATGGAGAACGCGAAAAACCGCGTCCAGAAGGCCATCGAGAAGATTATCGAGGCGTTCGGTGTCGACCGCATCAGCGGCGTCATCAACGGCTTTACGGCGAAATTCGGAGATGTCGGCTCGGCTGTGGCCAAGGCGGTCTCCGGATCATTGGAATTCGTCGAGACCGGCAAAGTCAACGAAAAATTGGCTGAATCTTTCCACATCGACAAGAAGTCGTATGCGGGCATCGAAGACGCTTACCAGCGGATTCGGTGGGGGTATAAAGGTCTCACCGATTTCATCAAGACCGGTGAATTCTCGTACGAGTTCAACCGTGCCTTCGAGAACGCAGACCGCCAGACACTCATCGACTTCAAAGACAGCCTCCTCGGCATCCGCGACTCCGCCAGCGAGGTGCTGAAGAACCTTCCCGGATTGGGTGAATTTTTCAACACCCCGGCGGATGGCGACAAGTCGAACTTGAACAAGGCCTTGAAAGCCGCCAATGTGGCGCTTGCTGGTCTGAAGCCACTGCTCGACCTGCTCGCATCAATCGAGAAGGCGTGGAACGGTCTGTCCGCTGACCAGCAGGGCACCATCTTCGATACGGCCATCTACCTGTGGTTAGGTAGTAAAGGATTCAAGATACTGAAGAACATCTTCGGTGTCGCCAAGGATATCGGCAAAGGATTCGGCATCGCCGGAAAAGGCATCAAGACCGCTGGCAACGCGCTGAAATCGTTCGGCAAGTTCCTCGGCGGGCTGAAGGCTCCGAAATGGCTGTCAAAGCTTACCGTCGGCAAGGTTGGAATCGCAGCCGGTGGAACCGCAATGCTTTCAGCTGCGAAGAACGTCGAAAAAGGCACTCCTAAGTGGGCATGGAGTCAACTGAACAAAATTCCCGGTTTCAGCGAGGGCGACAAGTCATACGCCGACTACCAGAAACGGTACAAGGCCGCACAGGAAAACAACAAGTTCCTCGGAATCAAGAACTCCACATGGGAACACAACCTGAATCCGCTGAACTGGCCATCAATGGCCGTGGGTGCCGCGAAAACCGGAATGAACAAACTCGGAAGCCTTCGAAAGAAAGCCGACGAGCAGGGGTTCGCAGGTAATACCGGTTCCGCGCAAGCTTCGATGAGCTCCGGCCAACGCGATGCTGGAGTCAAGGCCTGGAACGGCATCAAAGGATCGTTCTCCGAAGCAGGACAGGCGCAGGCTGACAATACGGCAGCGCAGGTCAAAGCCCAGCAGGACACTCTTGCCGGCATCAAGAAGGCATGGGGCGACGCCGGCGATTGGATCAACACCAATTGGTGCGACCTGATGGTCAAGATTCAATCGAAGTTCGACGGCGCGGCCCAATGGGTCGAGGACCGTTGGGACGGTGTCAAGGACTGGTTCGGGACCACAGGTCAGAAGATAGGTGACTTCTTCTCCGGTATTCCATCGGCGATTGGTGGATGGTTTGATTCGGCGGGCCAGTGGGTCGAGGCCAAGTGGCAGGGCATCTGCGACTGGTTCTCAGGTGTTGGATTCTCAATCGGAGGTTTCTTCTCGGGTATTCCGGCCGCTGTCGGCGGTTTCTTTGACTCCGCAGGGCAATGGGTGCAATCCAAGTGGCAGGCGGTATGTGACTGGTTTGCCGGCATTCCCGGTTCCATCACCGGCTTCTTCCAGGGGATTCCGGGCACTTTCCAGTCGATTTTCCAGACGGCCAAAGACCGGATAACCGGCGTCTTCAGCTCGGTCGGCACGTGGTTCGACAACAACGTGAAGATTCCTATCTCCAATGCCGTCAATGCCATCGGTCAGACCTTCCAGTCCACCAAGGATTGGATCAAACGAAGCTGGGATCAGGTCAAGGAGGCCGTGAGGGCTCCGGTGGCCTTCGTCGTCAACACGGTGTACACGAACGGCATCAAGAAGGTATGGGATTCGGTGGCCGGCGCCGTCGGCCTGAAACTCTCCCTTCCGACGGTGAAGTTCGCAACCGGCGGCACCGTCGGCGGCATCAATCCCGGATACAATCCGGGTGTCGATTCGATCCCGGCGATGACTTCGCCGGGCGAGGCGTGGATGGTGCCGGAATGGACCAAGGCGGTAGGCGCGGAGAACGTCTACCGCTGGAACGCTTTGGCTCGCCACCATGGTGTTCAGGCCGTCCGCGATGACATGGGTCTTGATGGCGTCCAACGCTTCGCCAAAGGCGGCATTGCCTCCAAGATTGGAAAGGCTGCCGGCAAAGCGGCGTCCGGAGCGAAGAAATTCATCGAGGATTTGTCCAAGACCGCTCAGGCCTTTGTGAAGAATCCTGTGGATTGGGTCACGTCGAAGATTCTCACGCCTGTGAAATCGCAGGTGGCGGGAATCAGCGGCGGCCAGTTCGGCCAGATGGTCGGCAGACTGCCGGTGAGTGCCGCTACGGCTCTTGTCGACAAGGTCAAGTCGATGGCGTCCGACCTGGCATTCAAGTGGACCAGCAAATCCGAGGCGGGCCAATATCATGGTTCGGTCGGTGGCGGCGTGGAACGCTGGAGGAGCCTAGTCCTGCAGGTGCTCAAGGAATTGGGCCAGCCCGCAAGCTGGGCCGACACCGTGCTGCGCCGAATGAATCAGGAGTCCGGTGGCAATCCGAACGCCATCAACAATTGGGACTCCAACGCGAGGGCCGGTCACCCGTCGCAGGGCCTGATGCAGACCATTCCTGGAACATTCGCCGCCTACGCGGGACAATACAGGTCCCGTGGCATCACGGATCCGCTCGCCAACATCTATGCCGGTGTCAATTACGCGCTGCACCGTTACGGCAGTCTTTCCGCCTTGAATCGTGCGGGCGGCTACGCGCTCGGCGGCATCGTCGGAGACGATAGGCCGACCTTGTACGATCGCGGTGGCATCCTGCCTCCCGGACGGCATCTCGTGGCCAACGAGACCAAGCAGCCGGAACTTGTCTTGACTCGTGACCAGATTGTCAAGATCTTCGGTGCCGGTAATGCGGACAAGGACGATCGGACCGTGAATCTCAATGTGAGCATTCCTGAGCGCTCGGACCCGTGGAGCGATGCGAGCATCCTTCTGAGTACCGCTCGTCATCAATTGGGAGGTCACTGATGGACACTTTCTTCGTCGAATTGAGCACGGCTGATGATGTCGTGCGCTTCGAGGGCGAGGGTTATCTCGACTGCCTGTGCATCGCAAAGGGCAGCATCGAGGGCTGGTGGTCGACACCGACACCGAAGGTCATCGTGACCTCCCGCGGGCAGGGTGACGGCGGTCACGATATAGCGGAGGAGGACATCTCCTACGCCAGCCGCACCGTCACCCTGCACTGGAATGCCAACGCTTCCGACAGGCAGTCCTTGCTGGCTTTGACTAATCGTGTCCGTCAGCTCGCGCATCGTCATGTGCGCATGCGTGTGGTCGATGGAGGCGGGGACACCTACTGCGAGCAGGGATACGCCTCGGTGACGCAGGCGTCGGATTATCGTCTGGGCAGTATCGCCGATTCGACCATCACTTTGGTTTTCGAGCGTCCGGAACGCTTGTCATCGACTCCTCAGCGCTATCAGCTGTTGCCGTCGATTGAATCGGACCACGTTGGCCTTTCCTACGGCGATTCCGGCAAGGGCTTGGCCTATCCGCTGTCCTATGGAAAAGCGGCCGTGGATGCGCGTAACGTGTGCACGCTCACAAACAATGGCAGCTCCCGCGCGTATCCCGTTTTCACCGTGCAGGGCCCGTGGCCCAGCGGCGTGCAGCTTACTTTCCCCGGCCTTGGCATGAGTCTGGATTATGCGGAGTCGATCGGCAACGTTCCGCTTGTCTTGGATTCCCGCTCGCGCACGGCGAGCATCGGCGGCTTGGATGTGAGCAGGAATCTTCGCCAGCGTGGTTTTCCGAACGTCCAGCCGGGCGGCTCGCTGGCGGTGAACCTGCAATCCATCGGCAATGGGTATGTGAGCATCGAATGCCATGACACCTACATGTGATTTAAGGAGAGATTATGACTACCGCTTTGGGCATCGCCCCGGATAGTACAGGCAAGGGAGTGGACCCGCTGACACATCGTCAGGTCATCAAAGCGCATTGGGAGAACACCGGCATCATCTGCGGACTGGATGTTTCGGGCCGCAGCGATCTGCGGTATGACGTCGCGCAGGGTGTGGCCGTCTGCTCCCGTGGCAATGCGGACGGATATACGGAGGCTTATTGGGGTGGCGGTCAGTCACCCGCCGTGGGTGCTGGAGACCCGTCGAATCCACGTATCGACGTCATCTGGCTCAAGGCCAATGACATCAGCCAAGGCGACTCGAACAATGTCGTCGTCTCCGGTGCGACGCAGGGCACGCCGAGCGCGAATCCGGTCGCACCGTCCATTCCGGCCGGATGCACGCGGCTGATGAGCATGAGGATGCCTGCCGGGGCCTCGTCCACTCAATCGGCCACGCCGGTGGACACGCAGGATTACGCCATACCGTATGGCGCGAGTCTTGGCGTGCTCGCGCGAATCGCCGAGAACAAGGATCTTCAGCCATCATCCAATCCCGCGTATACCGCACCATTCCTCATCGGCACTTTCAAAATGCCGACTGACCGCAACCTTTTGCTGACGGTGTATGCGTGCGTTAGCACGCCTAACAAGGATGGCTCCAAGGGTGTCGCCACGGTGCGTTTCATCGTCGACGGGAGACTGTACACCACGAGGAAAATCGAATACACGGATTCTTGGAAGACGCATGAATGCACATGCTCTCTCCAGCTCGCGAAAGGCTCGCATACCATCGGAGTCGCGATGTTCAACGAGCAGGGCGGCGGATATGTGACGCATTACGGCGCGAAGGACAATGGCGACAATTATGTTGGCCGCGTGCTCGTGGTCAAGGACGAGGGGGTGGCCCGGTGACGTGGCGCGCGTGCCTGTGCGATACGATGACGGGATTGCTCGCACAGCAGATCGATATTCCCAGCTTCACATGGTCGATGACGGTATCCGATTCGAGCTTCAGAACGACGAAGAGCAAGGATGTGTGCGAGGACGAGGTGTCCGGCCTGCAATTGCCGTGGAAGCAGATTCCCGGCTCCACGCCGACCGCCCGCGCGGACGCGCTGATGTGCGGCAAGCGCGGGCTCGTGCTCTTCTGGCGCAGTGATCTGGACGATGATTCATCGCTCGGCACGCCGATCCTGGGCGGTGTCTTCGGCGTTCGATCAAGCACGCCGAATGACGTGAGCATCCCGCTTGACAGTCTCATGACGGTGCTTGGCGACAGGATCCTCGCGCATGAGGACGGCTTCGGCACCAATTCCGCGCATACCGCGCCCGACGGCTTTTCTTGGCAGGGATTGTCTTTGCGGGCGATCGCGTGCGAGGTGATCCGCCAGTGCACGAGCGTCAAGCCGGGCGGCATGCTGCCGATCGACCTCCCATGGCTCAATGAACGTGGCAATCATCAGCGCATGGACTATCAGGATTGGGATGTGCAGAATCAGTCGTGCAAGCAGATCCTGTCGAAGCTCGCGAACGTGATCGGCGGGCCGGACATGCAATTCCGACCCTATCTTTCGGATTCGCAGCATGTGAGGTATCGCTTCGAAGCGGGGTCGGATGGTGACGTCTATCTCGGCCAGAAGACCGTGCACTCATTGCACTACCATCCGCTCGGCGGCAGCATCGAGGATCTCAAGGTGGACCGCATGGCGCCCACGCAGCGTTTTTACGCCACGGGCGCGGGCAGTGACAAGGCGACCCTGTGCTGTCTGGCCGAGGACCTGACCCTATGCCGCCGCAGCGACCCATGGCCATTGCGCGAGGGGACCTATTCGGATTCGGACGCGAAGAATTGGGACGTCTTGAAATCGCACGCGCAGGCCAAGCTCGCGGCCAATTCCAAGCCCCTCATGCAATTGAGCGGCACCATCAACGCGAACGACGTGGACGCTTCCGGCATGCCGTTGCATGCGCTCGGCACCTTCTGGCCCGGCGAAATCTTTGAAATTTCCATCACTGGCTATCCCGACCTTCCGGACGGATTGTACCGTCAGCGGCTCATGAAGATGAGCGGCGACCAGACGGGCAAGGTCACACTCTTGTTTGATATCTGCGAGGACCCCTGCACCTGACGCATGGGTCCTCTCTATTTTGGAGGTTATGACTCATGGCATCGCATGGCGAGATCAATCCAAGCGACATCGACCTACTGCTCGGCACGAGCCTCAACGCGTTGGAGGTCGCGAACGGCCTGCTCACCCGCAGGAGCGGCGATGTGTGGATCGACACTGGCGACGGCAAGGGCGTCCTCGCCGGTGCCGGCGCGGCCGACGGCATCAACAGGGTCGACGAGGACGGCACCCAGCTGCCGCTCGTGGACACGAGCGGAATCGACAAGGCCGCGCGGGACGCGCAGAAAGCCGCCGATGACGCCGCCGCGAAGGCGGATGATGCTATCAGACAGGGCGAGCAGATCCGTCAGGACGCCCAGGCGGGCATCGACGACGCGCGCAAGCAGGCGCAGGATGCCGCCGCCAAAGCCGACAAGTCGCGCTCTGATCTGCAGGCCGAGGTGGACGCGAACAAGAAGGCCACCGACACGGCGATTGCGGCCGTGGATGCGAAGGCCGACAAGGCGCAGTCCGATCTGGAATCGCAGACGACGGCGCTCAAGGAGGGCATCGCTAAGGTGGACGCGAAGACGGATCAGATCAAGGCCGACGGTGACAAGCTCTCGCAGAGGGTGGATGCCGGCAAGGCCGAGCTCGACAAGAGCGTGGGCGATCTGGACGCGCGCGTGTCAGGCCTGTCCGGCAAAGGCGATCAACTGGCCGGTCGGATCACGGACATCAAGGGCACCATCGATGGACAGCAGACGCAGCTCAAGGAATTCGACCAGCGGCTGACCGGCGAGATCACCCGTGGCGACACGACGGTCAAAAGCATGACCGAATTGAAACAGACCGTGACCGGCATCTCGTCCACCGTCTCGCAGACCGCGAAGACCGCGTCAGACGCGTTGAGCAAGGCGTCGCGGGTGGAGCAGACCGCGGACGGCATCAGAACCACGCTGAGCGAGGACTACACGAGCACGAAGGACATGGAACTGAAGTATTCCACGAAGACCGAGCTCGAGCAGACCGCCGACGGCCTGCGCTCGTCCATCACGTCCGTGAAAAGCACGGCGGAAGGGGCGGTGGAGAAAGCCAACAGCGCCCAGGAGACCGCCGACGGCGTGAAACGCACGCTCACGTCCGACTACACGAGCGCGAAGGACGCGGATCTGAAGTATTCCACGAAGGCCGAATTGGAGGCCACGAGCGAATCATTGTCCTCCTCGCTGTCCTCGGTCAGACGGACCGCCGATGGTGCCGTGACCGCCGCTTCCAAGGCCCAGCAGACCGCCGACGGCGTGAGTCTGGACCTGTCGAAGAACTATCAGTCCAAGGCGCAGGCCGACGCCACGTATGCGACCCGGACGAGCCTGAAGGCCACTTCGGACTCTTTGAGCGCTAGTATTTCGTCGACCGCGAAGACCGCCCAGAGCGCGGTGGACAAGGCCACCAGTCTCGAAGCGAATCTGAACGGGTTCAAAACGACCGTCAGCCAGACGTACACCACCAAGGACGATCTCGACAAGCTGTCTGTCGGCGGGACGAATCTGATAAAGGGGACTTCCGGCAATTGGTCCGATTGGATTGTGATAACACCGAATGCCTCAAACTTCTGCAAGGTCCTTGCCACCGTCGACACTCCCGATGGCCTTGCGGAAGGCGCGGACTACACCACTCAGATCGACATCGAATTTGCGGATGTCGCAAGCACTGGCGGGCATACCGCATTAGCCCTTACGCAGGGTACTGTGGATGGATCGTGGAGTGACGTGTTCAACGTGTTCGCCAATTCGCTCCTGACCCGGCAGACACCTGTGAATGCCGTCTATCATCTGTCCCGGACGAACAAAGCTCAAAAATCGAATACCGCAAACCGAAAGTTTCAGCTCGGCATCCGATGCGACTGGTTTGCGTCCGGAAAGTTCAGGTGGCGGCGGATCAAGGCCGAGAAGGGATCCAAGGCCACGGATTGGAGTCCCGCACCGGAAGACCTCCAGCCCGCTGGCGATTATTCGACCAAGTCGGAATTGACGCAGACCGCGGATTCCATCAAGACGCAGGTGGCCGAGGTGTCGAAGACCGCTTCCGGAGCGATGAGCAAGGCCACCACGGTGGAACAGACCGCCAACGGCCTGTCCACCAGGATCACCGCCCAAGGCAAGACGCTGGATGCCACGACAAAGACCGCGAACGAGGCCAAGTCGACCGCTGACAGTAACAAGCAGACCATTTCACAGGTCAAAACAACCGCCGACGGAGCCGTGAGCCGCGTGAGCTCGCTCGAACAGAACCTCGACGGTTTCGAATCCACTGTCGCCAAGACCTACCAGCCCAAGGACGGCATGTCGGCTTACGCCACCACCAGTGCGCTGAAACAGACTTCCGACAGCATCACCGCCCAGGTGGCCGAGGTGTCGAAGACCGCTTCCGGAGCGATGAGCAAGGCCACCACGGTGGAACAGACCGCCAACGGCCTGTCCACCAGGATCACGGAGCAGGTGAAAACGCTTGACGCGACCGTTAAGACCGCGAACGAGGCCAAATCGACGGCCGACTCCAACAAGACCACCATCAGTCAGACCTCGAACCTCGTCAACGCGGCGCTTGCAGGTGACAACCTCATCACCGACGGCGGTTTCGAATCCACCGCATGGTGGATGGGTCTCAAGGCCCCATTCAGGCTTTCGGTCGTGTCGTTCTACCACGGCGCGCATGCCCTGGTCTGCGATGCGGCCACCGGAGACAACCGATGCCCGTTGACCCATGCGAAAGGCATGGCTGGGGCAGCCACCGCGATAACGGTCACCAAGGGACGCACGTATCGCCTGTCGGGCTACTGCGCCTGGTACGGGTCGGTCCCGTCGAACGTCAATCCGGGCGCTGAAAAACTCAGATTGGCAAAACCAGACGGAACATACATCGCCGATGCTCAATGCGGCAAATCCACGTCATGGGCGGAAACGCATGTAGATTGGAAGTGTCCTGATGATGGTTCGATCACTTCGGTCCGGATCGAAGTCATGCATCAGACCAATGGCACCATCATGTGGGATGACGTGAGCTTCCGGGACATCACCGAGGCCGCGGCCACCAGCACGCGCGTGGCGTCCGTCGAGCAGAATCTCAACGGATTCAAAACCTCGGTGGCGGACACGTACCAGCCGAAATCCGGCATGGGCGGCTATGCGACGCAGTCGCAGCTGACGCAGACCGCGAATCAGATTCGCGGCGAAGTGGGCGAGAAATACCAGTCCAAGGACGGTATGGGCTCTTACGCCACGAATTCCGCCTTGACGCAGAAGGCGAATGAGATCACAGGCAAGGTGCAGGAGGTCGCCAAGACCGCCCAAGGCAACACGACCACCATCAGCCAGGTCAGCCAGAAGGCCGACAAGATCAACACGACCCTGTCGCAGAAGATCGACGGCAAGGCCGACGTGAGCCGCGTCAGCTCATTGGAACAGAATCTCAGCGGTTTCAAGACCACTGTGGCGCAGTCGTATCAGCCGAAAGGTGATTATCCGACCCGCTCCGACATGCAATCCAGCATCAGCCAGACCGCATCCTCGATCAAAAGCGAAGTCGCGAACACATACACCACGTCGGCCGCGACCGAGGCGTTGAGGAAGAGCGCGACCCGCACGTTCACGATGGGTGGCGATTCCGGCAAGGCGAAATGGGTCAAGCTCGGCTGTATGGAAAGCAACGGCGACTCATCATCGGTGCTCATCCACGTGTACTCCGGCGACGGCTACAACGGTCAAGCCAGTCAGAATGCGGAGTTCGAGATCTTCGTCAAGGACGGCTGGCAGCGGTCAACGTCCGCCACGGGCGCTTTCGGCGTCTCCGTGAGCCGCATTCGCGACGCCGACGATGTGAAGGTCAAGGTGATGGCGTTCAGCTCCACCACGTGCGCCATCTGGGCGTACATGCCGTGGGCGCATTGGAATGGTCATTACACGTTGCAGGGCGACTACAAGTCGTGGCAGGACGGTCCGAACTGCGGTGGCACGAGGATCCAGGACGCGGAACCCACGTCGGGCACCGCGCAGAACCTCGCCTACGACACGCTCAGCACAAGGTCGTATGTCGACCAGACGGCCAAGAGCGTGGCCTTGGGTGTGGTGCAATCCTACAAGGGTTCCGACGGTTCCGGGCTCGCGACGAAGTCGGACATCACGGCCGCGAAGAACAGCATCACCAGCAGCGTGAGCAGCACGTATGCCACGAAAACCGGCGTCACACAGGAGATCGGCTCCAAGATCACGCAGAACAACTCCTCATGGGAGGCGCGATTCTACAGTAAGACCGAAACCGATTCGAAGGTCTCCGCCGTGGCGAAGACGTCCATGACGGGAGTGCGCGTCGAATACGCGTTGTCCACGAGCAGCACGACCGCGCCCACGTCCGGATGGAGCACGGCCGCGCCGGCATGGCAGTCGGGCAGATACATGTGGCAGCGGACCGTCACCACACTGGGCGACGGCACATCCAAAACGACCGCGGCAACATGCATCACCGGTGCGACCGGTCAGACGGGGCCGAAAGGCGCGACCGGCGCCACAGGGCCGCAAGGCCCGCAAGGGGCCACCGGCAAGACCGGCGCCACGGGAGCGGACGGCAAGCAGGGACAGACTGGAGCGACGGGCAATGGTGCTAAGAGCATCACGCCCGAATACTACCTGTCCACCAGCGCGACCACCCAGACGGGCGGCTCGTGGAGCCCGAACATGACATGGTCGAGCGGCAAATACCTGTGGACCAGATCCAAATGCGTGTGGACCAACGGCACGACCACCACCACGACACCGGTATTGGCCGACGCGCTCAACAACGCCAACACCACCGCCAGCCAGGCGGCAAGCAAGGCGCAGAACGCGCAGGACAGGGTCGCCGCGTTGGAACCATGCATCCAGATGACGTCGGACGGCGTGCGGGTCGGCAAGAAAACGAACGGCGTGTTCACCGGCCCATCCGCTTTGGTCGGCACCGACGGCGTCTTCCACGTCAAGAACAGGAACCCGGCCAACCAGATAGTGGACGTCGTGCAGGTCGGACAGGACAAGCTGATAATCAAGTCGAAGACCGCACGAAGCTCCGCCGATTTCCTGGACCGTTTCATCATGGGCCCCTTCGGCGACGACCATTTCGCGATCAGGATGGAGCCGGCGCTGGCCGGTGACGGGTCCACCTCGTCCGAGCCGGAACAAGTGTGGCAGACCGGATGGCAGGACATCGCTCCCGGCAAGGGATGCAGTGTGGCCGGCTACGCGGCATACGGGTATCGCGGCGGCTGCCTGCGGTTCCGCGGACGCGTCAAGACCACGATCGACGGCGACAACAGCCTCTTCGAGAATCCCGGCGTCCTCAGACTGTGGACGTCGAGCCTGAACAGGAACTTCCTGCTGCCCGCCTACCGGAACAACACGCTCGGCTGGACCAACGCGTACATTCCGGCCGGCAGCAGGCAGGTGAGGATCTACGGCGTCTGGGACTGGGTGTCGCTCGACCAATTGAGCATCGCCCAATAATCCACAAACCATCACAACATAAGGAGGACATCATGTCTGACAACAACGAAAACACCACTACTGATGCCGCCGCTGCCGACGTGCAGGACGGCATCCTCGACCTGCGTCCACCCAAGAGCGGCATCGTCTACCAGCTGCTCCGCTTGGGATTGACATTCGACCACAAGGACGCTGACGGCGAGACATGGACTGACTATCAGCGTGGCGTCACCGCGACCTTCACGGACCGGCAGTCCACCGAGGCCACCATCGCGGACATGGACACCAAGGACAGCGAGACCATCACCGCCACACAGCTCGCACAAGTCACCGAAATCAAGACATGGCGCAGTGACGGAGCCGAGGACTGATGCCACCGCTCGACCTCTTCTCAAGCCAGGAATTCTGGACGGCGGTGATAGTTGCATTGGTCGGCGGCGGGGGAGTGGGAGCCATCATCGGTGCCGTCTCCAGCCGTCGCAAGGACACCGCGCAGATAGCCGCCCAAGCCTGCGACATTCTGACCGATTCAGTCATCAAGCCTTTGCGCGAGCAGGTCGAATCGCAGGAGGAGCAGATACAGCATCTGGAATCGCAGCAGCGGAAGTATTTCACGCTCACGGCCTACACCCGCGACCTTTTCCATTGGCTTGGCTTGTTCTGCGAGATCATCGAGCCGGAATTCCTCAAACGTCATCCGAAGCCGCACCTGCCCGACGAGCTGCGCGCCGACGTGGCGCCCGAAACATTGGAGGCCTGAGTGACGCATGCCCTGATTTCGCTGTGCACGCTCATTGTCTTACTGGCGGTCATCTCACGACAATAACCATTTCAAGGCCATCTCTTCGGAGGTGGCCTCCCTTATTAAGGAGGCAAAATATGGCGGAACACGCCACTAAAAACACCACCACCAATCTGCCCGGTCTGACAGCCGAGCGCGTCAAGGCCGGAGTGACTATTATCGTCACCCTCTACGCCTTGGCCAACGCGGGCCTGTCCTTGGCCGGCATCAATCCGCTGCCTTTCACCAATGAGCAGGTGAGCGCCGCCATTTTCGGTGTCATCGGCATTGGTGGAACGATTTGGGGCTGGTGGAAGAACCAGAACATCACATCCGCGAGCCTCGCGGGACAGCAGCTCGTGGACGCCCTGAAAAAGGAGGGCATGGTCAACGGCATCAGCGCCGCGAAGAACGCGGCCCTGAGCGCGGCGGCAGCAGTGGCCAAGACCACGCCGAAGACCACCGACACCACGGACACGGATCTTGAGCCGGGCGGTGACATCCAGTGACCGGCGCAGGCTTCGCACTATGGCGCGGCAGTCCGAACCACTACGCGGGGCGCAACGGGCTGCGCGTGGACCACATCACCCTGCATATCATGGTCGGCCGATTGGCCGGCACGGACTCGTGCTTCATGCGCTCCAGCTTCCAAGCCGCCTCGCACTATGGCGTCGGCGGCGACGGCAGCGTCTACCAGTGGGTGGACGAGGCGGACGGCTCGTGGGCCGACGCCAACTGGCAATCCGACTGCAGCGGCGTCACCATCGAGCATGAGGGCGGCATGGCCGGAATCCCCGTCACCGACGCGGAGGTCGAGGCCAGCGCCAGACTGTGCGCCGACATCGCCCGACGATACGGGTGGAAGACCCTCTGGCACGACGCCAGCGGCAACCGGCACGGCAACATCGTCCTGCACCGCGAGGTTCCGGGCACCGACCACTACGGATGTCCCGACAGGTGCGTCAACGCGCTGCCAGTGGAACGGATAATCACAAGAGCAAACGAACTATTAGGAGGTGCCGAAATGGCATTGACGGATGAAGACATCATGAAGATATGGACGCACAAGCTCCCGAACGGAGCCTGTGTGAGGGACTGCCTGTCGCCGGCGATCCAGGACGTGTTCGCCATGCACGATAAAGGCCTGACCGGCGGGACGTGGATGCACAAGCTGCCGAACGGCAGGTACGCGAGGGATGTGATCAGCGACGCGACCAGCGACGTCATCCGTCTCCACGACACGATGATCCCGCAACTGACGGCGCAGGTGACCGCCCTGACCGAGGCCGTGAAGACCCTCGCCGAGAGCAAGGGCGCCGACCCGGACCGGATCGCCGCCGCCGTGGAAAACGCCGTGAAGGCCAAGCTCGACAAGCTCAAGATCACCGTCACGGACGGTTCCGACGAAAAATAA